AAGTAGTTGTTCCAATACCAGAAGTTACTAATTTGGATTTATCAACAATAATAGAATTAGTTCTAACCTTATTTTTAACCTTATTTTTAATATTAATCTTAGATAGTGTTGCAACTAATCTTGCAGATCCAGCAGTAGCAGATAATCCAAATACCCTTAATTCTCTACCACCATTAGTAAAACGAAGTTTATCTGCAGTTAATTCTTCAGTAACACCAGCATCATTTACCAATATGTAACGTTCTTCATCATAAGGTAAGAATGTTTCATTCTGACCAGACTGAACTGTATTAGTAGCATTAGCAGTAATAGTTACATCATATTCCTTCCTGATTGTAATAGATGACTCTGTTACATCAACATCTGAGATCCACTTCTTAGGTAGAGGTGTATATAAGGTGTTGTCAGCAGAAGTTTGGAACTTAGCACCAATTAATTGGAAATCTGTTACGTTTGTTTGTGCTGTAGGTAATCCACCATCACAAATACCACCTACAGTGGTAATACCAGCAATTCTAATTGCATCAGCATTGACAACAGAATCAACAATAGCAAAAGATCTAACTGGAGATGCACCAGTATTAACTGCTGGATTAGTATAAGATACAAGATCACCCTTCTTTATCTTCTGGAAGAATGAAATACCTGTACTTGTAACCGTAGATAAACCAGGTGCTGTACCAATTTTAGGAGCAATTTGACATGATCCAAAATTAACTTTACCAGAATTCTTAATATCAGCGTTATATGTACCAACACCAACTGAACTATTAATAGATTTTACATCTGATATTGAATATGCAGTTACACCAATAGCAATTCGATTGTCATCAATACCATTGAATATTAGTTTTTCACCTGGAGTGAATGAACCAACTGAGTTATATGCAGTAACAATACCAGTTGTAGTAGCAAATCTTAAGTGAGCAGTAGCACCACTTGCTTTACCCTTAATAAATGTTGGTAAAGATAAAGTTACTGCTTGGTTTACTGTAAGTTCTGTATATGTTTGTATATCGTATAAAGTAGCATCCCATTCGTTTGTTGCTGGTATTGCTGCAGAATATGATCCAGATTCTAGTGCATAATCATAAACTCTTGCAACACCAATCTCTTTACCAGCAGCTACATGACCTACTGCACCAATTCTGGAATCTCTAAGACTAATATTTGAAGTTGTAGTAAATCCAATTCTTGGAGCACCATATGCCCTATTAACAGTTAAAGTCGGACCAGTAAAGTAGTTTACTGCTTGATCCTTTAAAGTTTTCTTTGTTCTTGTCTTTTCAAAATCAAGATATACAACATTTCTTACAGGAACTTCAAATCCTTTGATAAATGCTTTACCTGGAGATATCTTATAGGTTCCTAAATCTTTACTTGGAGTGTTATTACTATATGTTAATTGATTTGCATTAAATACACCATTATTTCCTTGCTTATCATTTAAAGACTCTTTTGCTGCAATTTGAAATGGTTTTACATAAAAATCACCAGTATGACTATATGTACGTCTTGCTAATTCTTCTCCAAGTTCATTATACTTAATTTTATCATCAATATGAGATATTGATCCACCACGGACAATCATTAATTCAACGAAGTTCTCATTCTTTTCAGAATCTAATGACTTTTTAACTAATCTTGCTGTTACCTGTAGTCTATCAGCACCAGGAGCAGCAAAGTTATTAAAACCTTTTGCGTTATCAGTAAGAGATGTATCCTCACTTGAAGATATAACCCTTTCAGTTATTTGCAATCCAACTCTATATGTTGGTGTATCGCTACGTGCATCTAATATTAATGTTTGATCTTGAACTCTTACAAAAGTTCCTCTTAAAAAATAAACACCTTCAGATAGGAATACGGCAGATCCAATACTTGAAGCGTTTGAAGGAGCAGTTTTAGCACATCCTTGTCCTGCTTGTAATGATATATTATTAGTTTCTTCTACAATATTTTGATCAAGTAATAAAGTTTCATCATCATCAAATTCCTCTTTATCATTAACTCCTTGTCCAAGATAAGAAACTATTAATGTAACATAACCTCTTTCAGACTCATTGCTCATTGCATGAACAATCTTAGCTTTTACACCAGAATTTGAACCTCTAACTACCTCATTAATTAAAACATCCCAATACTTTTTAATATCAATACCTAAAAATGTAGTCTCAACTTCAACAGTGAAAAGTGTATTATTATAGTTAATTTGCCCTGGAATTACACAAGATCCTTCCTTAAACAAGTGAGTACCAACTTGCTCAACCTGATTCTGGAGAATAGACTGTAAGGTAGTTAATTCTCTTGCCTGAATTGGCAATCCTGGTTTAAATAATACCTTATAAAAATCCTTATTTACATCAAAGTCGTCAAAATAAGGCGATACATTGAGATTAATTTCTTGTGCCATAATTGTCTTGTATTACCTTAGAATTGCAAAATAACCTTAATATCTTCTCGCTGGTTAGCAGATCTTGTAATAGAAGGTCTGTTATCAACGTAGAGCACCGTACCAGTGTATTTTTCTACCTCAGGGTTAGCAACACCCTTGATAAAGGTCTGTCCCAAATAATATGTTCTATTATTTATTACAGTACTTATACCAGGATTTGCAGCTGATCCGAATCCTGAATCTATGTATAAGTCTTTTGTACCACCTGTAATTTTAAGTTCTCCACCAGCTACTGGTTCTCCAGTAAATTTATTAAGATTAAACCCATATGTAGGATCTGCTTTTTTAGTACCATCAGTATTAAATCCAACTAAAGATCTATCCTGCCAATACCTAAGAACACCAGTAGTTTTATCATATGATACAACTCTTCCAACAGCAGTTTGCCCCGTTCCAACTTGTTGTGTAACGTAACTATTATTTGAAAAAGTTGTTGTCTTGTAATCATCATCATTAGGAGATAAACCCTTCAATACAATTCCTTGAAGTGCGCTTGCTCTGTCATCAGTAATGATAGAAGTAGATTCAAATGCCTGTGGATTTTCAACAATTCCAATTCTAGCAACTTTTGTTCCTGTAACAAAATCTGGGTTTGAATCGTCATTTTCAATTCTTGAGAATATCAAAACATTGGATGCTCCCAATTCTTTATAGATGTCATAACCATGTCCACCTTGAGGTGGAACTATAACATTGAATATTGGAGTTGTACTACCAACAGGAACATTACCTCCAACTAAATCAACAGAACCATAGGTATATCCACTACCACCATTTGAAATGGTAATTGATTCTACTTTAGAGTCGTTATTGATAACAATCGTACATTCTGCACCAGTTCCATCACCTTTAATTGGAACTCTTGTATATGTTGTGTTAGCAGGACCAACTAAGAATCCTCTATTAGCAATAGTAGCAACTTTTATTTGACCACTAGTTTTTGCATTATTCCTTATAGGTGTAAAATCAGCATTAGTCTCCCAATCTACAGGAAGAGGAATAAAGTTAAGAGAGTCAAACTTAATAATATCACTAGGACTAATAGTGTAAAGATACTTCCAAACATATCCATCACCAGAAGTACCAGCAACACGAGGTTCTAAATCAGTGAATTTTGGTTCATCCAAAGATGGTTTACCATTTGGGTTTTCTGGATCTATACCATTATTTAAACAGACGTATACTCGAAATTCGCTGTTTACAATATAGAAGTTAGATGAATATAAACTGGTTTTATTTGATGAATCTGATAAATTATTTCTATTAACATCATGCCTATACATGTCATAAATGGTTGCTGATGCCCAAGACAATTTACGAACAACAGGTCTAATGTCATCCGCAGAGATCTTTTTCATTGCGATCATCGTATCCCAATAAAAATGCTCGTCATCGAAACAATCTCTCGGAGCAGGAGGACTTGTATCCCAATCCGCTTTATTCTCCGTAGCGTTAGGGAGACCAATAAAGGTATAAAATGAATCTGTTGATGATCGAATTTTGTCTATAAAAGACCTTGCATTCTTGATTCTCAACTGATCAGTTATAATCGCAGCCATTTTCGAGTATAAGGTTTTGCTATGTTTTATTTATTATGTAATATAACCGTCATATTTAAGTGGATTTTTCCGCTTAACCACAGGGTTGCTTCCAATACCAGATTGACTGGTTCCATGAACTGCTTCAAATGCCTGTTTATTAGACATTCTAACAGTGAAGTTCACTTTACCCCAAGTGTAACTTCCATAGAATGATGTAGTTCCAAATCCAACAACATTATCAAAACTAGAGATCTTAGCAATAACTGTTGTAACTGTTGTTGCTATACCAACTGAAGTACCACTTATCTCTGATGGGATGAACCTAGTAGTATGAGAGTAATCTGCAACTTCATAAGTTGCATCCATACATGTAGTTCCTATACCTAGAACAGAATTATCTCCTCTTAATGTAGTAACCGTACCATTTACACCTGATCCTATAATATTAAATAAGTATCCAGTTTGAATTCCACTTTGTACTAAAGAGAATCCAGACTTTAATTTAGAATTCTGAGGTATATATAAATCAAATGTTATACCAGTTGATGCAACACCTACAATAGAAGTTGTACCAACACCAACAATTATTCCATAATCACCTTCATAAGTTGCCTTAGGTGACTCTTCAATTCTCCTTGTAGGAGGAGCAATCAGAACTTCAGGACCACTAATAGCACCAACAGTAAATTCCATATTTTGTGATAATGCCCATCTTCTATTTGTAGTACCTAATCCAACATTGTCATAAGTATCAACATACAAAACATCACCAGGTTGATAACCTGTTCCACCTTCAGCAACTGCAACTGAACCAATTTGATAGTTAACAATATTAATTTCAATATTAGCAGTAGCACCTCTACCCATTCCAGTCTTAGATTTTAACTTGGCATTTTCAAATGTATTGGTTCCATTTTCTAAGAATGGGAATCCTATACCTTGCTGACTAATTGCCAATGATGTTAAAGGACCATAAAGGTAACCCGTTCCACCACTACCAACAGTAATTGTAGTAACTATTCCTGCAGTTATAGAAGCAGTTGCAGTAGCAGCATCGGTACTTAATACTTCATTAAATGGTGCTTGAATTGATACTGTTGGTGCAGCAGTATAACCAATACCACCACTAGTAATATTAACAGATTGAACTGATCCACTACCAATAATTGTAGTTGCAGTAGCATCAATAGTTTCTTCTTGTGTTAAAATTTGTACCTTTTCACTATCCAATACCAACATTGCTTCCTTAGGATCATCAAATAGAGATCTTACAGACCAAACAAATGCAGATGTTGAATTTACACCAACATTTTCAAGTATATTTGACTGTGGATTAATAATTGGTTCATAGTAAACTCTATCCTTAGATATAAATTTATTGTCAATAATTTTATCAATATCTTGCTTAGACCAAGAAATTGGTCTTTGAAGAAGTTCATCAGGTGTTACACCTTGACCTGCATAGTTATTTGTTATAATAGTATCTGCAGACTTAACATCCATTACAAGACGTTCTTCTTGATTAAAGGTTACATCTCTATCACTATAAAGTTGTACATCATCACCAACTTTAACAGTTGGAAGAACATCAACAGTCTTAACGTCAATAGATTGAGTACCAGTGTACATCATTAGTTTACACTTATCACCTGTAGTAGTGAATCCTGCAACACCACCCTTAGGTGCTTCAGTGAATCTAAGAGTACTACCTCCAGTAAAGGTATAACCTTCTCCAGGTGTTTGTAAAACATCATTAACAAATACAAGTAAATTAGATTGTAAATTAATACCAGCATTTGCTCTCGCAAAGAATGAGATTCTGTCGCCATTAAGTGCTAATGGGAATAATCTTCTATCACCATTAAAGTATGCAGTAATATCATCAAGAACTAAGAAGTCACCAACATTCCAACCAGAGAACTTAGATGCATAAGTTTCATCAACAGTTAACTGGAATTCCTTATAAGATCCAATTCCAACAAATGTATGTGCATATCTCTTACCAACAGGAGCAACACCAACATTCATTCTAATTGTTGTTGGAGTTGTAGATGCAATACCAACGCCACCATAAATTGGATCAGTTTTTCTTGGATATGGGTTTATAGAACCATAATTATCACTAGAACAACTAAAGAGTATTGATTCGTTAGCAAGTCTAACAATCTCTCCAGTATGTAAACTATGTTGTCCTACAGTTAATGTCATCCATCCAGTAAATCCATCATAAGTTGCATTTTCAACTTTAAATCTCTTTTCTGCAGGTGCTTTACCAATATTCAATGTTATTGTATTAGAACTTGTTGATCCAACAGAAACTGCATTGTTATACATTGGATCACTGGTAGTAATACCTGATTTACCAACATTAATTGTAATAGTTGTTAAAGTAGTTGCAGCAATACCTATAGTTGCATTATGTGCAAAATCAGTTGTTCTAGGATAAGCATGCTCTGTACGATGATCATCCAACTCACAAGTAAATGTGATACCACCTGTTGCAATTCCAACAGTATTAGAACCTGCTGTTAAATTATGCTCTGGGAATGATAATATTAAATTACCAGTATTACCATCATAATCTGCAGCAGTTGGTGTAAGTGCTGTTCCTACATTAGGTAGAATAGATCCAGCAGTAGTTCTTACAAATCTATGCTTATTCTTATTTGAACGTGGATAAGTATGTTCGGTTGCATAATCGTCCATCTCACATTTAAATGTAAGAGAATCTTCAGTTAAACGAATAGACTCACCTGCCTTCTTAAGACCATTTGAAGTTGCAGATGTAAATGTATGTGGATAGTTACCACCTGATCTTACTGCATTAGTTGCACTACTTAGTCCAGCAACAAATCTATGATCAGAATCAGTTCCAATACCAACAAAGAGTGTAATTGTAGTATCACCTACACCAGTAATAGGAGTACCAACACCAGCAATAGGATCAGTACCTGCACGAGGATACTGGTGAGTAGTTGCATAATTGTCTTGAGAGCACTGGAAGTTAATACTATTAGGTGCAATCAATACTGGTTCTCCTGCCTTCTGTAATCCATTTGTATAAGCAGAGACGAAGGTATGTGGATTGTTTATACCTAAAGTAGCAGTTCCAACTCCAACATTAAAAGTATCATCAGTAACATCAGAGATAACAATAAATTTACCACTAATTGGGTCAGTAATAGTTGAACCAGTACCTACAGAACGAGGATAAGACTTAGTACCACCACTACCAAAGTTACAACTGAATGATATTGATCCATCTTCAAACTTAACCCTATCACCATTAGAGAATCCATGTGAAGGAACAGTACATGTCATTATACCCGCCATTGGGTCATATATGGCATTAGTTACTGTGTGATTACTTGGTCCTATAAGATCATGCTCTCCAATTGCAAGAGTCATATATCCAGTAGTTGAATTATATTCAGCACCAACAGGTGTATGGTAAACAGTGCCAGATGCACCAACTAATACTTCAATATTATCAGTAGCAACACCAACAACAGGTAACCACTTATTGCTACTAGGGTCAGTTGCTCTTGGGTAAGAATGAACAGTTGAATTACCATCCATTGCACAAGTAAAGCTAATTGAATTATCTACAAATTTAATTCTATCACCAACATTAAGTGCAGTAAGTGTTGTAATACCAGATAATGTTAATGTCATTCCACCAGTACCAGCATTATACAATGCATGGGTCACTGTATAGTCCTCAGAACCCTTTAATCCATGATTAGGGATCGTAAGTACCATTTCACCTGTTTCAGCGTTATATGTAGCGTTATCAACAGAATAACCAACAGTAGTAGATGCACCAACATTAACAGTAATAGTATTTGTATCTTTTGCCGTAATTGCAGTTACACCATATCCAAGAACAGGATCACCAGGTCTTGGGTAAGAATGAAGAGTTGCATCACCATCCATTAAACATTTAAATGTAATTGCACCCGTTGTAAATCCAACAGTTTGACTAGTTGTATATGGATGACCCGCAATGGTTAGAACCATATCACCCGTTGTTGGATTGTAAGTTGCATCAGTAGGTGTAAAGTTTCCAACACCTGTTACTGATACCCCATTAGTAAGAGAACTTACCCAAGTATGATCATATCCACCACCACTTATAACAGCACTACTTGCAGCACCAACAAATGTATGTGGATAACGACCACCAGAGACTACTGGGTTAACTGCATTTGATGTTTTAGTAATAAACGTTGGAATACCAACAGTACCACCAATAGCAACAGTTAGAATATCATCTGTTCCGTAATTATATCCAAAATCTGTAATCTCAAAATCTGCTACACCACTTACATTACTAACTCGAATGTCAGCAGTAGCACCTGTTCCAAATCCTACTTTAGAATCATCAGAATAAAGTAGAGGAATGTTTTCATATCCAAGAGGTGAATCAAATCTAACTTTTATATCTTGAGTAACTTCACCTGCTCTCTTATAGAAATGTGGGTAAGGAGATGCACCAGAATCACACTCAAAGGTATATTCATCAATAATATTAGTTACTGCAGTTCCATCAAAAGCGACATCCTGACCTGTTGGAGAATTATTATTTGCTCTAGGTGCAAGAATAATTTCTTCCATATATCCACCAGACTTATAATAAGTTGGAACATTGGCAACACCAACATTAATTTCAAACTCAGTATTTGAATTAATTCTTGATACTGTAGTTCCAGCATAAGTTGGATCACCTGCTCTTGGATAACGATGCTTAGTAGCATTACTATCTTGAGAACATGTGAATACTAAAGATCCAGTAGCAACTTTAACAGTTGTTCCCTTATTAAGAGTATGTGTACCTATACCCAATACTAAATTACCAGATGCAGGATCATATGTTGCACTGGATACACCATAAGGAATAATAGTTGATATACCAACATCAATAGTAACTGTATTAGCAGTTGTTGATGCAACACCAATATCCTTTGTATAAATTGGGTCAGTTGTTCTTGGATAAACATGCTCACTACCATGACCATCCATATCACATGATAGTTTAATAGATTCTGTTGCAATTCCAATCATGCTTTGAGCATGTAAAATACCGTTAGAAGCAGCAGAGACAAAACTATGAATTCCAGTATTTGTAGATGGAATGCTTTCTAATACATTAACTTCAAACTTACCTGCACCAACATTAGATACCTTTAACCAATTTGTTCCTGCTGGGTCTGCTGCTCTTGGATACTTATGATCTGTAGCGTAACTATCCAACTCACACTTAAATGTGAATGTTTCATCTACAAACTTAACATAATCACCATTAGCAATACTATGTCCAGGAACAGTAACTGTCATAATACCAACAGAACCATCATAAGTCGCTGCTGTTGCAGTTGTTGCTGCTGCACCAGATAGATTATGACCTGGAATTGTCAATACTAGAGATCCATTAGAAGCAGTATATTGAGCATCAGTTGGAGTATATCTAGTATTTGTTCCAGCAACACTAACTGAATTATTATCTGCCCCAACAAATAGATGATTATAAACACCACCAGTATGGAGAACAGATCTACTAATTCCACCAGTTGTAGCAGATACAAAAGTATGAACACCAACGTTTGTAGATGGAATAGTATCTAAGACTTGAACATCAAAAGTATCTGTAGTGATATTAGTTACTGCAATCCACTTATCATAGATTGGATCAGTTGCTCTTGGGTAAGCATGATTACCACTACCAGCAGTACAAGTAAAGGTTAATGCACTTTGAGCAATTCCAACAAAATCACCATTCTTAAATGGATGATTAGCGATGGTAAGTGTCATTACACCTGTATTAGGGTTGTATGCTGCTGCAGTAGGTGTAAAGGTGTCTGTACCATCAAATGTATGAGTAAACTGATGCTTAGGACCAGAAGGACCAACATTTAAAGTAATATTACCAGTATTATGAGTTAAACCACTAGCAGTTGCAGATACAAATGTATGTGCTGTTGTATTAGTAGAAGGAATTGAATCTAATACCTGAATCTTAAAGGTATTAACAGTTGTATTAGCAATTCCAACCCATCTATTATAAAGAGGATCTGATTTTCTAGGATAAGAGTGTGTTGTTAAATTATTATCTTTATCGCATGTAAAGGTTAAGGACTTCTCAGCAAGTTTAATCTTATCACCATTATGGAATCCATGACCATTACTTGTAAGTGTCATAATACCCGTTGTTGGGTTATATACTGCATTACTTACTGTATGCTCTGTACCATCTGAAATAATTGCAACAGAGGTATCTGTAATAGTATCTCTATTACGTGGATAAGTATGAACTTCAGTACTCATACCACAAGTCATTCCCAAACCAGTTAATGCAATCTCAGCACCAACTTTCATCTTATGACCTAGTAATACACTACCACCACTTACATAAGTTGATGGAATAGTAGATATTCCTGCATTAAAGACTAATGTATTTGCGTTTGGAGCAGATATAAGCTGGAAGGTATCTCCAGTTGGAGAGTTTTGAGCATCTCCTGGGAAGATATCAGTTGTAATACCAGTTTGAACAATACCACCTGCATTCCATGTATGTCTAATACTTGATACACCAACATTAGCAGTAAATGATGTTGCTGCTACACCAATTGTTTTGAATGAATATCCTTGTGATCCATCTGGGAATATAGATGTAGTAAGACCAGCATTAACTGTACCACCAGACACATATGTGTGTGCCAGAGTTGAAATACCAGCATTAAAGGTAAAGTTATTTGATGCGGGTTGTGAGAGTACTGTAAATGTATATCCCTGAGATCCATCTGGATATACTGAGTTACCAAATGCACAGTTAAGACCAATATTATCCAACCTAACTTCACTACCTACTCCAATAACACCACTAATGGATGTTGCTGTAGTTACAGTACATAAACCAGTAATATTATCATACGTAAAGTTATTAATACCAAATTGTTGTCCATATCCTTCAGCACCACCAACAGGACATGTAAAGTTTAACTCTCTTAGTTTAACATCATCAGTAGCAGTTAAACCATGATTACCAACAGTAAAGATTGTAGCAATACCTGTTGTATGATCATATTGAGCACTATGTACTGCAAATGTTTGACCATAACCAACGCAGGTCATTGCAATACCTGCTAAAGCAAACGTTCTACCAATAGCAGTCTGTTTTACAATTCCGTGAGGAGTTGCAGTAGTAATAGTTCCAATACCAGTAGTATTTGTATAAACAAAGTTAGTAACGTTAACAGAACTAATTCCTGTTGTTACAGTCATAATACCAGTGGTATTATTATAGATTGCATTACTAATATTAATTGGTGGATAGTAATCACAAGTAAATGCTGCACCAACAATAGTAATCTCTTCACCAAGACCCAATTCATGCTTCTGGGTTGTCTGTACAGTGGTTATTCCAGTAATTGAACTATATCCAACATTAATGATATTTCTTGGTTTGTAGAACCTTGCAATCTTGTCAATAACTACATCTGTAACATGTCCACCATTTACAGTTGCATTACCAACATAAGTGTAACTTGCTATTCCTACACTTCTAGTTTGAATAGCAACACCAACTGTTTGCAATCCAGATCTATATCCAGATCCAGTAAGACCTATAGCAACTGCAGTAATAGTACCAGCACTTGATACAACAGCAGTACCACCTGCAGCAACTAATGGTTGGAACCCATATCCATCAGTTGATCCAACACTAACAATAATTCCACCTCTTGGAATATTATTAACATTAATGTCATTATTACTACTATAATCACTTACTCCACCATTAAATCCTAATAGAGTTTGTGTATCACCGTTAGTTTTTTCAATCTTATAATCACCAGGAATAGTAGTAACTTGGTTACCTAATCTTTGTGGTCCTTGGAAGATATCATTTATTAAAATAATAGCATTTCCTGCATCAAGTGTAGTAATATCTTGTCCATTACCCTGAAGAATAAATGATGTTGTAATACCATTAAACTTAGTTGATAAGTCATCAAATACAATGTTTTCATTATATGCTTTTACAAAACTAGTTGTAAATGCTTCATTAATTGAAGATCTTAAGAATACCCTACCACTAAATCTACTGCTAGTTGTAAGTCCTGTATAATCAATATTATTGCTGCTAGTAGCAGTTGTTCCAAGTCCAACTGGAATATCACCCCACATTCCTTCGGAGAAGTGAATGTCATTATTAACAATATTGTAATTACCTGTATATTTCGTAATAGTTGAGAATCCAGAATGGGATGCATCTGTAGTACCCATCCATCCTCTTCTAATGGTTAATAAGTTGTTTGGTTTGTCAACACCAGCAACAAGCATTATTTCGTCTTCTACCTTGACTAAATCACCACTGAAGATTGATGTAATACCACTTACACCTATTTGTGTAGAACCAACACCAACCGTTACAGAACCTATAGCAAGAGTATTTGCTGTAGATACAATTGGAGACTGTATTGTTCCATTAACAGTTATCAATAATCTATTATTTGGAGACTTTCCTCTAAACCTATGAGTGCTACCAATACCAACAGAATTAAATCCAACAACTACAGGATTAAATCTAAGAGAATCTGTTGCAGATGCAGCAACCTGTATTCTTTGATTATCCAATTTAACCACATGGAATGATCCAGGTAGTTTAGTAGTAGTTCCAATACCAGGACCAAAGTCAGTAGCAACAATATCAATTGCATTTGCAAAGTCATTATTAGGTGGAATATAATCAATTTCTTCACCTGATACAAAGTAATGATTACCAAGATTAACTGATTCCTCACTTACATCAACAATAGTATCATCACTACCATTAAAGGTTTGTTCAAAAATTGGAGACCCGTCACAGAATAATCCAAAGTCTCTCCTATCACCATCAAAATCTACACTAAAATCATCAATAGCTAGAACTCTATTACCAATAAATTCTTGATATTTTGCTAAAAATGGTAATCCAAAAAGAATCTCATTAGAGACTAATTTATTACTTACTGTGATTGCTTTTTCTCTAGCAGTATCAAAATCCTTTATAGTATTAAGATCAACAATACTTGTTAAATCAGAGACTGCAATAAAAGCATTAAGATCCTGACCTGTACCCATTCCAACTATTGATGGGTCATAAGAATCTGCTATTAACTCAGCAAATTTTTTATATCCAGAAGTATGATTTAGATTACTTACCAAATGATCCCATTTTTCAAGAGATATTGGAGATCTTACAGAATATGAGAAGTATTGATAATATTCATTATCATGCATTCTCTGGAAGAATTGATTTAACTTACCAGTATCCTTCTTCCAACCTTTTTTGGTTATACTATTAGAACTAATCTTATATTGACCTCTAATACCATCAACAGATGAGATTAAACCTTGGTTTTGTGAAGATTGCCCAATAATAACATCACCTTTGTTAAATTGATCCTTAGATCTAACTTTTAGGAACTCATTCTTCTCATCATACTCTTGAACCACTCCAGTATTGTTATCTTGAGCAGTAATAAACTCACCTTTTTTAAATTTGTCTTTTTCTAAGAATACCTCAAATTCTGGGAAGTATATTTCTGGAGTTACAGTTCCAAAAGAATCAAAACTATCAAATACACCAGGATCTTCTCCAGGTAGTAAATCTTCCTTAATATTATATGTAATTGTTGGGAAATCACCGCCTATATTTGCATCTACATCAGTTAACGTGAATAGTTTATATTCATAAGCAGAAGAGTTATATCCTCTACCAGTAAATGCTGTTTGAGTATTAGTATTTTCAACAATTACTCGTTTACCAGTCTGATATGGATAATCTTCTACACTAGTGAATGTTACTGCAAATGAAACTACAACATCACCAGTATTTGCATCAAATACTATATTATCAATTCTTGTACCATTTGGATTATTAACTGGCATCAAAACTGGAGTAACATTATATAAACCAGTTGTATTTCTAACAATTTCTACTTCAGTATCACCAACATCATATCTTAAGAATGCTTCAGTATTAACACGACCAGTAAATCCATCAACAACAACTATATCTGGTGCTATGAAGTAATTAGTTCCAGGATCTTTAACTCTAATAAGGTCAAACTTAGATAAAGGTTCAATCTTATATGTTGCAGGTAAAGCAGCAGCAGGTCTTAATGTATTATCTGCAGGATAATCAAATCCAATATCAGTTAAAACAACTTCTGTTAATTGTCCAATAGTAGAACTTCTAGGAAGGAATAGTGCTCCAGTTCCAGCAACACTAACAACCTTATCAAGATAAGGTAATCTCTTATAACCAGATCCACTAGAATCTAATGATATATCACCAACAGGACCACGAGCAGATGTTGAAGTAGTATTATACTTGAGATCTGCCTCACCAAGAGTAGCATCGTAAGAACTTATTTCTGGTGTTTCTATTATAGTATAATCAAATGTATTTGTAGTTACTCCAGTAATCCTTGTATAAGAATCAAACTTACTACCAACAATAGTTAATCTATTGGGATTAAGAACATTAAAGTCATCACTAAATGCTTCAACTTTAGATGCAGACGCACCAGCGTTCTTAAGAGGTTTTACATTATAATAAAGACTTGATGGTGTTTTATCATCAATAATTAAACTCAAGTTAGCATTTTGTTGTCCAATAACACCAGATTTAGTAACTTGGAAATCTAATACAATACTAGTAATTCCTACATTCTCATTTACAGTAAAAAATGGGTCTGTACATGATTTATCAGTGTAAATATCAAATTCAAAGGCAGGGAATCCACTATTTGCCAAAGAACTATCTGACAAATCAAATATAACAGTATTATTTCTAAATGCTTGAATTTCTGGATTAACTGGACTTAATCTACCATCTCCTTGAGTGGTTATACCAACAATTGAAATATCCTTATCTGAACTTAATTCATCATAAAATAAATTGGATAATTTAAAGGTATTTTCGTCAATAACAACAATATAATAAATTGCAGAATCAACTAATCCACCAGCAGGTGTAGATGAGTTATGGATAACCTTCTCACCCATTCTAAATCCATGATTTTGAATATAAAGTGAATTGTTTGTTACATTAACATTAGTAGATGCAAATGAAACAGGGTTTATAAGCAATCTTCTATTACCATCATCATACTTAACAACAAATGTTGTTTGAATTCCAGATAATACTTTAAGATCAACAATATCACCATCAGTTAAACCATGTGTAGAAGCAGTAGCAACAGTTGCTGTCTTCTTAATAATATCACCAGTAATTATTTCATTATATGTTGTTTTAAAGCTATGCTCAGTTCCAGATCCAAAACTATCAATATTCAAAACTCCAACATCATCTGTACCAACACCAACAAAGGTTCCAGTAGTTCCAATACCAATTTGATTAGTTGATATACCAACAAATTCATCGTTATAAACAGCAGCATATAATTCTGTATTATCAGTTAACCAATAACTTGTAGAACCAACACTAACTGCTGGACCACTACCACCAGCACCAACATTATAAATTATTTTCTCACCAGTTAATAAACCATGTCCTGGAATATAAAATGCATTTGGGACAGGAGTAAAACTGTCTACACTTGCAGCAGGATTTTGTAAATATGTTTTACCAACCTTTTTAGCAGAACTTAAAATTTGTGTATCATATGTTGGAACATAAGGAGACATAAATTCACTTTGTTCTACCTGTACACCACAAACATAGAATGTTGGAGTACTATTCAATGTTGCTCTAATAGTCGTTCCTGACCCTACAGCGACTCCATTAGCACCAAACCCTACTTTATGTGGGTTAGCATTAGTTGTAGCAGTAAACTTGTATCTTCTCCATTCTCTACCAAGAGTTATCTTTTGATGATAGTAAACATTTACAGCAGTATCACGTAGAATCATCCATACTTCTTCTCCACCATTTTCTCCTTTTAAGAAAGCAGATACTGTATGAACATTACCTGAAAGTGAGAATACACCATTCTCTAATACAAATGTATCAGTAGCAGATACTGTTGTAGCAATTCCAACCTTAGCAGCAGCAATATTGCCATCTGGAGTCTTATCAGCATAATAAGTGATTGTTCCTATACCATTAGCTACTTCTGTCTTACCCCAAGTACTTGCACTGAGAGATACTGGATCAGAATATAAAACTAAATTCTCACTTATAAGTCCAACAGATTCTTCTGGTTCAAAATAAAGAATACGATCAAGTTTATATTGAGTAGTTGTTGTATAACCAGTATTAATAGTAAACTTTCTTGGTTTTTCATTTAAGAAAGCACCAGATAAATGACTCGTTTCTGTTGCTAAACCAGTAATATTTCTTCTTACTCTAATTCTAGAGTTTTTGGAATCAATACTTAAAATTCTAACTTGCTCATCTTTTGATTCGTAAATATCATCTACAGCAATTGTTGGAAATGTTAAAGTACCAGTAACATTAATGTAAGTAGTAATTCCAGTAGCACTTGAAGCAGGAACATCAGATACTAATGTTAATCTATTAGTTGCAATACCAACACTGTATGTTTTAGCAAACTCTGTTGCTAAAATATTTAAATTCTGAATTGATACAATATCACCACCACTATAATTGTGAGGAGTAGATCCTATTCCAATATATCTACCTTTACCAAGTACAGGAGTAAACTGAACTTGACTATTTTCGTATACAGAAGAAAAAATATTATTAACTTTTTTACCTTGAATTGATTCTATACGAGCATATACACCAGATCCACTTGTTCCTTCATTATTGAAGAATATATTATCACCAATAGCATAGTTATCACCTGGAGCAATAATATTAAGTGAATCAACAGATCCTGCATTTGTAGAGACAACCTCAGTAAATCCTTCACTGAATATGTTAGGTTGAATAAATCCAGAATATCTAGAGTTTTTACCTCTAATAGAATAATTGCTGGTATACCTAGTCCAATCAGTAGTATTAATATCAACAAAGTCTAAACTAGAGAATTGACTAAAGTTATAACGATTTGATGAACCTTTAAAAGTTGGACCAATAACATAAGGGAATACAGGTTTTAGATAACCCGCAAATGGTCCTGCAACCTCCTGAGCAGAGTCAATCGTCAAGAAGTAAGCATATGTACCATTAGGGAATTCAGGGGTCTTACAGAAGCGTCCATTGTGCTGATCTAAGTCCCCACCACCAATAAAGACATAATCTTCTACAAATACACCAGATGAATAACTTGGAGGTCTAATTCCAGACACATCAACTCTTAATTCATAACCAGTATTAAGTCTTCTTACAGCACCACCTTCCCTATTAGCATATCCATAAGGACCATAAATTGGATGTCCATCATATGCCCAACCAACAATAGGTGAGTGATATTTTGTAGTATTGGTTTCATTAAAAATATCTGCTCTAAAAAGAGTACTTCCATCTATATCAACTGATGTGGAAAGTAATTTCCTACGTAATTCTCTTGGAGAGAATGCATGACAATATTCAATTTCTTTGTTTGATGCTAATCCTAATGCAAGAACACCATCATCAGCAGCTATCTGTCCTGATAATAACAGTCTTTGAACAAGGTTAATATTCCAAGTTTTAATTTTTGCTTCAAATTTAGCACCACTACCAGTCTCAACAACTCTTAAGTAAGTATTAGTTCTTTTATATCCAAATCCATTATTAATAATCTTAACTGCAGTTACCTTGCCATCTACAATAATAGGAGTCAAGATTGCACCAGATCCATCACCATCAATCTCAATAGTTGGTACTGAATTATATCCTTCTCCCAAATTATTAATAACTACGTCAATAATTTCTCCAGCAGAAGATACTAGAGGTGTTAACTGAGCATAGTTACCATTAATCAAAGTAATAACTGGTTGACGGTTATAGTTCATAACCTCACTATCACCATAATTAGTACCCCTTTCACTTAATGATATTGAATCAACATATCCTGTGAATAAAGGTCTTATTCTTGTTCTAAAATCTTGACCAGCAAATGTACTAACACCTATAGGACCATCAACAGTAACTGTAATTGGAGTATAAGTTAATTTGTGATTACCTGTTCCTTTGTCACTAAAATCAAAGAATCTATTATTCACATAGAAGTGATCAGAACTAAGACTTTCACCAGTACCAACATTAACTTTCCTTGCAAGTCTAATATTATCCTTATCTAAAACCTTTACCATCCACTGCGTAGTAGATGCAACACCTACAGGGAATGAACCACCCTCATTTATGAATATTACAGTCTGCTTATCTTTATAATTGTGATCTTTTAATTCAAGACAATTATTGTTTATATTAACTTGTTCTGGACCAAAGTATAAGGTCTTATTCTGATATCCAGTACCACCTTCAACAACTTCTATAGAAGAAACTATACTCTTTTTATTATATGCTTCAATAAACTGAAGACCTTCTCCATTTGAAGTAAGATCAACAGTACCTATACCAGAAATAGCATTTTCATAAGTATTATGAAGTTTGATTGTTCGATCATCAATTATATTAGCAAAATAAATTGACTTATCTACTAATCCACCAATTGCAGATTGTCCTTCATTCTTATAGATTACTTCTTCTTGATCCCTTAATTTGTGATATGTACTAAAACCAATAGTATTATTAGTAAGATTTACATCAGTATATTGTGATGCAGCATTAAAGTATATTTTATGAGTAACTTTAGATAAATTACATTTTGCTTCTGCACCATTACCTTCACCACCAAAAATTGTTACAGTTGGATCTGTTACATAGTCAAAACCCTTATCAATAATGTCAATTCTTTTTAATGATCCAGTAAGGTTGCAGACACCAGTTGCACCAACACCTATACGGTCTTCAATGTGAAGTAATGGTGGATTAATAACATCATAATTAGAATCTCCAACTGCAGCAACATTAATACCATCAAGTTCTCCATAATAAACTAAATCACTAGATTTATAGTTTAATACTTCTACACCATTAAGGAACATTCCAGTCTGACCTGGAGTTGTAACCTCTGAAGAATCTGAGACCTCAGGTTTACTAAATTTTCTAACTATATTTTGTGGTTTGATAGATTTACCATAAAAATCTATCAATTCAAATTTATTATTAGTTACTGTACCAAAAACTCTTACAAATATTCCATTTGCAATATTTGATTTACTAGTTGCAAGATTGATTGTGCTTGCATTTACTTTTTTAATGAAATATTGACCTTCAGGTATATTGAGTGGAATGTTATTATTAGCACTATACCAAACAGCATCACCACTATAAAACGGATTAGAACCTATATTTAATTCAAATCCATTAAATGATCCACCAAAAAGTACAGATTGATCCTTTGGTACAATCGGAGTATTAAAGTAATCTGGTAATGATGAAGATACAACATATGCATCTCTTCCACCTGCATTATTCTCATGAGTATACACATTCTGCATATTAGCAGATACTTTTGTCAAATCTGGAAGATTTGTTGCAGAAACCTTAGAAATTCCTCTTCTAACGATAAAGGTTTCACTTAGATTAATATTTGCAGGTAAATTAACATCAAATTTTCTCTCATCACTAACAGCAAGGACACTTACCTGATAAACCTGTCCCGTACTAGAAGTTAAAGTTCCAATATCACCTAAAGTGAATACATGAGGATCAAAAGTAGTAATTCTATACTGTGCAGCACCATTAATAGCAGTGGTTAATCGTATTATTTCCTGAACATCATATTCAGGAGTAATATTTAAAATCCAACTCTTATATAACTGTTCCTGAGTGTCATATCCCAAAGATACAATCTCTACCTGATCTCCTGGAGAATAATAATTTGATGCCTCAGCATCATAGATTAAATCACCAAGAACACCAGTTATTTTAACTCTTATATCATTTTCATCATTATCTACAGCATATGCATAGTCTGGTGTTGTTATATTAGCAGAATTATCAAGTGCAACAGGAGCAACTAGACCAAAGAACTGAGTAGATGACTTAGAAGTATAGGGAATATCGTATATAACACCAGCAACTGTAGTTTGAAGAGTTCCAGATTCAGGAAAACTTGTAGTAGAGTCAACATCAATAAAATCTTGTCCTAAACCAACTGCTTCAGTAAGTCGTGTTTTGGGATGAACAGTAAACTTAAAAAGTTCAATATCTGGGTTATAATCAAGACTTAATCTATAGTAAACCTGATTGTCTTTAATTAATTGTTCTACAGCAGTAATAGAACCTGTTGCTTTTTGAATAACATCAGTTTCATCTTGAAAAAGAGTCCTATTAATTAAATCATTAGGATCACCAACTAGTGGTTGTACAACTAAATCTCTAACAATTCTATAATCTGCATCGGATGGTTGTATTAAAAAGTCTCTAGGTTTAACAACAGATATATCAACACCAAAAATTATTTTAAAAAGTATATCAAAAGAAGAACTAGCACCTTTAGCAGCATAAAAATCTTTTAATCTAGAAACTATAATTTTCTCATTAATTGCATCAAAGAAGGATATGTCTTCAAATCCTGGTGTATATTGTGCTTTATACTTCCTATAAAACTCAAATAAGAATAGAGCATGTAAATTATATGTTACTGATCCAGAAACATGTTCAGATACTTCTGTATCACTAAAGGTTAAACTATCATCAGACTCACCTTTGTATGATGTTATTCCACTAAAACCCCTCTCACAACCAACAAAAGTAGTTGCAGTTTTAGATTCATAACTGATAACTTCACTATCAATTTGAATTAAACCATGCTTTTCTGGAAACCCTGTAGTGTCACTTACATTTATTGTATCATTAAACAATCCAATACCAGAAGTAGTATCTGTAAAATATACTAGTTCTGATAAATTCTCTAATCTTACATATTGATCAATATTATTAAGTATATCGGTAGCACCACCTGGTGATTCTACAGACTTATAATAGGTTCTAAGAAAGTCTTGAAATTCTGGATAATTGTCCCTAACAAAATTAGGCACATGATCCTGTACTAAATGGCGGGCTTTTACTCTATTTTTTTGCATATCTTTACAGCCTTACGTACTCTTCGTCGGTGTAACTAGATGATACTATATATCCTGATCCTGAGAGTTCCGCTCCAGAAGATATGGTGTCTGATACCATTGTAATACTTGATGATGATGAACTTAATTGTAAGTATAAATCCTGTTTTCCAATAATGTCATTTGACTTTGGAATTGCAGAGACCTCAATTATTTGGTCTCCAGATGCCTTCTTGGTAGTAGCAGTAATATTTAGTGCATTAATAGTAACCTCACCTTTTTTATAGTCAATTTTACCTGCATTTTGACGTACAACTATAGGTGTTTGTGTAGCATCCAACTTAAAGATAATTACAGTTCCTGTTAAAAGATCTGGATCTGGTATGTCACTAAAGTAAACAGTACCTGTTATACCACTAACTGACACTCCAGAAGTCTTAAAGTTATACCCTGCTGCATTTTTTACATGGAATTCATTACCAAAACATATTTCATATTCAGCAACTTCATTAATCAAGACCTTTAAGTCCCTCCTCATATTAACCATTGTGATGTTTGAGGTAATTGCACGATCAGAATCATCGAGCATCTTAAGGAATTTACTATATTTAAACCTAGAACCGTACTTGTTTAGGTCTGTTGATGCAGAATACTTGTTAATATTGTTAGTTATTGTTGTTTTTAACTGTTGAGCAGTACCCAAATTCTCATTATAATAAACAGAAGAGTTATATTCAACATAAAGGTACTTCAAATCAATAAATTCTGGAAGAATTCCTGCTACTGCATACTTCTTAAGAGCAATTTTTAGGTTGTCTTTAATATTATTTGGTAAATATGTACCATTTCTAGGTTTTACAGTGATATAAACCTTACCAAACTTAGGTGGAGTTAACTCTTCACCACCAAATACAGCAACTGATTCAGTTTCAGGGAATATTTGGGGTAAAATTGTCTCATAGTCTGTTGCTGTTACTGCTCTATTTTGAGATGCATAGACTCTAGGGGCAAATTTCTTAACTGAAGCAACAGTTTCAATAGCAGTACCACCACCAGAAGACTCATCTGCAGTCACAATAGGTGATGAGACCTTAACTATATTACCATCATTATCGTGTAATCTACCTACAAAGGTAAATTCTGATATTCCATTTGCTTCTTCAGATGCAGTAACAATATATGAGGCAATAATGTAGTTATCATCTTGCAATTTTCTTCCAAAAATACCATCACCAAAGAATATTTCATACCTTTGGTCTTCAATTTCATTCAAAAAGAAGACATCATCAGTATTGTTTAACTCACTAATATTGTTTACGTACTTATACTTCCTAGTTATTGAACTTTCTTTAGATTCTCTTACTTCAATTCTCAATAAAGAGGTATCAATGTTAGTGTTATTGAGAATAAACCTCTGATCTTTGTTTAAACTGTTATAAGTATAGGTTTCTGTTAGGTAAATACCCTCATAAACACCTATTGCATCAAAAGTAGCAATACCACCAGAGACTGGAACTATAATATCTTCAGGAATTGAGAATGTATAACTTTGTTTTCCAAAATTTGAAGCACTTGTTGCTACAATACCCTTCCTAAGAGTGATTGTAGTAGGGTTTTTTGTTAAAGTACTAGTAGATATGAAGAAGGATATCTTTGCTTTTGCTGCTACATTAGATCTAGGCATGTAACCAACGTTTCTTGCCAAAGATACAACGTTTTCTCTTAAAGTAGCACCATCAATAAACACCTCATTAGACAACATATTAGCATTATACGCTGATATGTACGTATTGTATGCTAACGTATCTAATAAAATAGAGAAATTAGACCCATCAAAGTCAAAATCTGTGAAGTCACTGTTAGTTCGCAGATAACTCTTGACTTGAGTCTTTATCTGATCAAAATCTAAATTAGAAAAGTTTACTAATGCCATCTATCGTGTCGGTAATAAGACAAAAGATAACTGCTGAGGTGAAGCATTTATCCCAATTATCACGTATACTATTTTTACATCCATTGCATTACCTTCAAAATCAGGTTCTACAGTGATTGTATCAATGTCTACCCTAGGTTCGTAGTTCTCAATGACAGATTCAATCTCTCTTCTTAGATTATCTGCTGTAAACATATCTACATTCTCAAATAGTAGTCTGTTTACTGCACATCCAAGATCTGGATCGAACATTTTCTCACCTTGAAGGGTAAGAACAAGATTTTGCACAGAACGAGCTATAGCATTCTCATTTTTAAGAACTAAAATGTCCTTTGTGAGTGGATTACGCTTTAAAGACAAACTAATGTCCTTAAATCCAATGCTGGATCGCTCTAAGGGCATGATATTTATTTAATACTATTATTTAATATCTATTTAGTCACTTCCCAATCAGTTATTTCCACAGAAGGATCGTATAGTTCTTCTTTGGGTAGATTTACATTGCGTTTAGCAATTTTTTCTAACTGATGATCCGAGTCAGTCTCTGTAATCAGAGTCCTATTGTCAACTTCCACTAATTTGCCTCCATTATTCCTTTTAAAGTAACCAGGATTATGCCAGGTATCCATATTTCAAGGACGTATGCCGTATATATTTATCTTCGGAATTTCTTTTTATTTATTTCGTCTAATTGTGCCTCTAAAACAACCTCCATACTTCTTATATTGTCGTAGAGATACTCTTCCCAATAATTATCCTCTATTAGGTCATAGAGGTGATCTATATGCTCTAGGGCGTACATTAATTTGGTCTGATCATTCATTCGCATCTTCAAAACCCTTCTTTACTTTCCAATCAGCATACATTTGACCATATATCATTCCTTCATGTGACTTAATCTCTGCACCATCAAGAAGTTCTATCTGTCTTTTAGATAGTTCTCCTCTCCGCATGTCTTTATATTCATCTGGAAAACGAGGGATTGCGGCGATTAAGTCTGCGACGTTCATTTTCCTTGTCCTTTGTATCTTTTTTTGGCACTATTTCGAGAGGTTGCGGCATATTTTGTATGTTTGCCTCTTCCTTGTCGAGTTTTTTTGGGGGTGGTCTCTGATACAGTTACAGATCCAAAGTTTCCTGTTTTAGTTCTGACGGGCATTACTATCTCCGTTGTGGTTGTACATCAATTTTGTCAGGGTCAATATTATTATCTTTATCCGAGAAAAAGCGGTCAGCATAATCTTGTATAACTTCACCCAGTTCCTCTTCGGTGAGACACTGATAAAGTACCTCACCATTATAATAAAGGTTATAAAGGGTTCCGTAAGACATTAGATAACTCGCATCTTCTCGTGACCGACTCTGATACGAGGATCGCACCAAGTCTCAACGTCTGCTTCTTTGGCATCTAGACAGAATGAGACATCTTCGCCACACATGTCTTGTACTTTACCAGACTCAAAGACTTGCATCTTAGGAGCAAACCAAGGATATTCGAGACGTTCAAAAACACCCTTACGAATAAGAACCCAACCAAATCCTGTGTAATCGACAGTAAAAGGTTTGCGTCTCTTACTCATAGACTCTACAGTCTCATGATTCATAACTCCACCGTTCTTACGGAAGTCATCTTCATCTAACCAGTGAGCAACTGAGGTAGTGTGTCCATCTTCAGTGGCATACCATCCAGCAGCAATTTCTCTCTCATCTTTAGGGTTACCTTCAGAATCTGGACCAGGAACTGCTAGATCACATAACTGCCAGAACTTCTCTGTGTTGAATACTATGTCACTATCAATCCATAACTGATAGTCATACTTAAGTTTACCATCCCAAGGTATCTGCTTAGGACCACGTAATACGTTTGCTCCTAATACTTTGCATCTTGCAAAGTTAACCATAGATGAATAGTCTTGTGAGATCTGGATACTCATCTGATTTTGAACTAAGTCAAAACAGAGTTGTACGAAGTTCTTCATGAACACATAAGAACATCCTCTACCTGGTAAGCAGAAGACTATTGCCTTACCTCTCATTCTTTCTTTAATCTCGTCGTAATTCCAATCTGCTTCTTTCTTCTTAGGTGCAGCAGCTTTCACCGTAAATCCCTTTGCCATAACCTTTGGTAATGTAGATCAATTATACTTGTAATAATAGTGTTTGTCAATAAGATCCTTCTGTAAGTTCTTTATCTACTTCATTATCGAGTTCTTCATAATCTAACTTATCTGGATTGTCTTTAATTTTTTCCTCCCAGTGTTTATGGAATGTCTCTTCAGACACACAGGGGGCGATACATGTTTCTTCGTCGTAGATATGGTAGATTTTTTCGGTCATGAGTAAGTAACAAAAACGCTTATTTAAGCACAAGTATTTATCGACCCTTTTGGGGGGATTTTTTCTGCGGAATTTTTCTATTATATCATACACTCGATATTGACTTTTGTAGGTTAGGGTCTCTATCGTTTTTTATTTCGCACGGCCGCTTCGCTAATCGGCACACGCCTATAAATCACTGTCAAATACGAACTGTCGAGTAGGCATTGTTATCACGAATGACTATAACGAATAGGGGTAGACATAACGAACGGCAACGCCTACTGTATTTCGACGCATAAAAAAAACCCCACCTTGCGGCGGGGTCGGATGCACTCTTCGTGCTTATGCCATAACCAGAGAAGCGATACGATCTCTTTTTCTGATTTGACGAATTGACCAGAGGTGACGCTTACCATTTTTCTTAGTAGCGTTTAGAACTCCTGCTCTCTCAAGGTCTAGCATAAATCCGTGGATTGTGCCTTTATGACGAGCGGGGTCTAATCCCATAGTGCGAACTAAATCGCTACAAGTTAGTTGACCATGTTTGATTAGACCTGATCGAATTTTGCAGCGAATGAGTGATGATAACATAGCGTCCCATGTTGTGTGTTTACTCTTTTATTATAGTCAATAAAAAACCCCCTTAGTGGGGGATGATGCCTTATCGTAACATTTAGTTATATAAGGTTTTTATGTATCCGACGGTAGGCAACCCATGTGATCGCTTGAATTTCGGATGCCTTGAGAGTTTCGCCTTCAATCTCACTAATGATTTTTGCTGCCGTCCTGTAATCGTCCTGTATCATCCTATAGGTTTTAGGTGTCATTCCAGGAACGTCGTTTAGGTTAGTAACAGTGCCATTCCATACGTTGTAGGAATGACCATCAATAGTGCAATCGTCAGTTTTCCCGTTAGTGCTAATGTTGGCATAAAACGATTTTGTCTTTTGCCCGTTTAGAATCCCTTTAAGGGTTTCGTCATCACTAACGTTTCCTTCAATAATCGCAATTGCTTTTAACTTTTGATTTCCATAAGTGCTAGGTTTGCACTCGTTTAAATCAAGATCGTAAGCGTTTGCCCTAAGCATCATTTCGGCATCTTCAACATTTCTATTCCATTTGTTGCTAGGACTTAAAGCAGAGATAATAGCACTTGCAGTATTGGAAGTGCAGTTGTATTTCTTACCTAAAGTGCAAGCGATAGAATAAGCGTTTGAATACCAACTTTTGCCTTTGACTCTATCTACCTTAGATGAACTAAAGTACATAGCGATTATAGAATCAATGTGCTGAGTCATTTGTATTGCTTAACTATTAATATAATACCATTTCACATATACCTTTCAACCGCTAAAAAGGCATCTTAACATTATTGTAATAAAAAAAAGACCCCTTAACGGGGTCTTTACAATTATTTTACAAATCTCTTATACTGAGTTTGTATTGATTCAACATAAGGAATAATGGCATTTATTCCTTTTTTGATATCCTCTATGAACATATAAAATTCATAGTTGTGAATATCAAGTCGTCTTTTAAGATCCGTCCCATACTGTGATAATGTAATTATCTTACCAGTTGGTTTGCGTGGTTTGCGATTAACCTTGACGGTTTTAGCAATCACTTTACGGGTCTTAGACTTGGTTACAGGCATTGATCAGATGCGGGTGTACTCAATTATTATTGCATAAAAAATGCCCCGTTAGGGGCATTGTAATATTTTGTTGTAATTAGTCTTGTGATACGATAGCGTCAAGTGTGATTAATAGTTCATGACCATTTTCACATTCTGCCAACAAATCAATCATTACATCAAATGTCATTTTAAAAAATGCAAGTTTACGGTGTGATAGAATTAATCTATCAGTTCATCATAATCACGCCATTGTTGGGGTGTTATGTTTTCCCGTGGTGCTGACTCGTCAAGTGAGATTCCGAATAGTTCGGTATCATCGCCTTTAACGTCAAATAGAGATTGGTAAATCTCAGGTGTTAAAGCGTTCATAAAAAGCACCTCAAGAATAATAAAAAATGAGAGAGATTTCTCTCTCTCATATTGTAAACCTAAACGGAAGTTAGTAAACCACTTCTGATAGATTTGTTTACATAAGAACCAATTGATTCTTTAGCGTTCACAAGTCTTGTGACTTCAGTCGCAAATGCGGTTAGGTCATTTACACCGTAGGTGTAAGATTTGCCACCAGTAAAAGTGACTTCAACTTGATCTGCTTTTGCACCTGCGTTGATTGATTCAATTGCAGTGCTAGTGATTGTAGGGAACATAATAAAAATGTTTTTAGAACAATTAGGTTTTTTGAGTGGGATGCCTAACCCCCACTTGTTAATACTATTATTGCATCTTTTTACTATGTTCGCAACCCCTAATGTGACAGTGTGCGAATTGGAATGATGAGGCACGGATGACCGCCTAAACGGTTTTATAGTGGGTTATTTAAAACGAACCCCTAACCTGCCCCCTATATCTAGTCAAAAGTAATTTTGTACTAGGTATAAGATGCAGCATCTTTGCTACCTTCATATTCTGCATTGTCAACCAATTCGTCCCATAACTCATCATCGTAATTGTCAACCAATTCTTTTAATTCAATTTGTGAACAATCTCTCATGTGGAAGTCCATCATGCTATCATAGCAATACTGATACATTGTCTTCCAATCCATACCATCCAATATTATCTCTGTGTATTGATCCGCAACGGATTCAAACACATAGGGGTCGAGTTGTGATTCAGTCATGCGACCTCCGTGATAGTTTGGGTGTAGAGTCTTCAAAACTCGCAATGAGTACAAGAGGTTCGACTTAAAGAGATTTCCACGGTATTACCGAATTGGTTCTCACCCATGCCTTGCGTCTCTACATTTATATTATACCATAAAAAACGACTATCACATGATATGATAGTCGAGATTTAATGATCTTTTAATGATTGGTTAGTCGAGATCAAATGATATACTAGTCGAGATGATATGCTAGAATAGCATCACATAGTCGAGTTAATTGATCATCTGATGCACCCATTGTTGGATCATAATCACACCAGTCAACTCCATCATCTTTGATTGATAGTTGCCCATCTTCGATTACGTAAGTAGTCTTCATGATGGATAATAACTGATGTGGTTATCCTTCTCCAATCTATACTTGGTGACCTGTGCTGTATTATCTGGCACTGAGTCTAAGTAAGATTGAATCTCATCACATAAATGATGTGGGTTGACGGGATCATCGGGAGCACATTCAATGATGCACGTAAATTGCAGTTCCATTAGATATCATTAAGGGGAGATTGTCCCCTCCTGATCGGAGGGGTTTTGGATTGAGGTTTAGTCTGTGGCAAAAACCTTCTCCCATAATGAATCAAATGCGTCTTGATCTAAATGATCGGGGATACCCATGTCCTGAACGAATGATAAACATTCTACGAGGATGGCATCTTCTGCATCTGTGAGTTTGTAAGTCATTGAAGACGTTGCCTCGTGTGTACTCCCGTATTATACAATAAAAAAATCCCCCTTGCGGAGGATTTAATAAAGACTTAACATTTTGCAACTAATCGTTGTATGATGCGGATCAGTTCCGCATGAGGGACTTCCGACCAGTCATCCCACTCCTCAACATATCCTGTGTTGTCGAAGTCGGGTTCACCACTAGTAAAAGTGGGGCAGTAGCATAAATCCTGTTCATCATTGAACCAGAATGTCATGCCAAATTCTTCAGAGTTAATCATGATATCTCTTGTGCGTAGTCCCATAATTTGCTAAAATTACGTAACCAAGCATCATGTTCAGGTAAAAAATCCTGCTCATCCGCTGATACCATTGGCAGTCTATGTTTTACAACATAATCTGCGTATACTTCACCTAAGAAGTCAATCGCATCCATTTGATTCATGACATTAACCTCTCAAAGAATGTGGTAATCTCAGGGGGTAGATCTTCAATCATACCATTGTCTCTGAGCAGATCATATAATTTAATTAATTGATACTGCTCATCCCATGTGATCTCATAGGTGTTCATGTTACACAAAACTCCCTCATGTAGTAATCACAGGTGATCTCAAGACGTGCTGCCTCAAGTTCGACTTCATCAAAAAAGGCATCCATTGCCTTCTTCTCATCTGGTAAATGCTTTTGGATGTTTGCCCAGTTGATCATTACCTTAGCAACATTTAATTCTTCCATGTGTTGAATTGTATGTTACTCCTACATGATAACATAAAAAAAGCACCCCGAAGGGTGCTATGATGAGATTGATACAATTCGTTACGTAGGAATTGCTACTCTGTTTTGAATGTTGGGTTTAGGATTGTCCTCCCTGTAGGAATTCCAATTCTCTGTCTCCCATGCATCCCATTGGTTGTTACGCCAGAGGTATGCATATTCACCATCGGTTTGCCAATTTAAAAATTGATCAACCGTCTCATGATGTTCAGGTGGGCAATTCTCACCACGTAAAGAATAATATTGGACGTGCTCTTCGCACTCCTTCATATCCCAATTGTGAGTACTCATGCATGAGGACATGTCGCCCCCGTCGATGAGTTCTGCAATCTTGTCTTTGGAGTTGTAATCCTTAACAAGTTTTTTGCCTAACCCTGAAGGGTATCCATCCCAATGGTGGTATACTGATAGTACACTTCCGTCTTCTAATTGAAGACCAATTCTGGAACGGGTTCCCATAGATTCAATTTTGTAGGTACTCGCTTATTATAATGCATGGGAATGTATAAGCATGCAAATATTACCACATCGTAACAAACTGTAATAATATGTGGTAACACGTTTACGTGTAAAATGTTACACCCTCACCAATTACATAAGTGTCATAAGACATTATGCCAGAGCGTAAAGTTATGTTATAATGGGCGTTCGGATACCATCCACATTTGTGGAGGGATCTGTTTGTGTATATTTACTACCAGACTATCTCTGCCGTGTCCAATTCTTCCACATATGCTTCACAAGTCTCACCAGAGTGAAGATCGAAGATTTTATCCCAGTTTATCTGCCTTGGTTCAAAGTCTTCCATGACTTCTAAGTCAAGCGTTATCCTAATGTGATTCTTCTGGTACATGGGATTGGTGGCGAGATTACTCTTATTATAGCATATGATATGAGTACACGCAACGGGTGTGTGCAGTTATTCGAGATGTGTGTGTATTTATACACAATGACACGCAAATGTTACAATATAATAAGATTGATCTTGACATGAATACGCACACACATCTGGTCGAGATTTATGCATGATTTATAGTATGATATATGATGTGATATACTAGTCGAGATGTGACTTGACATAACTCGACGAGATGTGATATAATGATTGATTTGCCCTCGTGAGATCTCGTCGAGATTTCCTGACCTTTTATGTATTTTTTCTTTGCGATCCCTTGCTTTTTTCGAGGTCTCGTGTTATAATACGCTGCCTAAGATCACTAGGTATCAGAGGGTTAAAAAGGTACACAAGGGTAGTATCCTGAGAATGACTGTCAATAAGAAGATAAAACACACTTTTATATTTAAAATACCATTTAAAATGTAAATTAAATGAATTATGGTAACAACGGATACCGTTTGAATTTAATCTGTCTCTCTATTGACTCCTGTAATTCTTCTAAACTTCGTAGGTCTATGTGTATAAGATCTATGCCTTTATTCCACCTACTTTGTAATGGTACTAGCATGTTATATCACCTACAGTTATTCATTACTAATCCCAGTATTAATGCTATGTAAATCCCCTGTAAGAACATTAGATTTATCACTGTTTGTTTCTTTAATAACTTCATTAGTTCCGTTAATTCCTATCCATGCAAATGCTATTGGTACTGCTATAATTAATACTCTTATCCAACCAGTAATTGCTAGTATAATAAAGAGTTTAGTTCTATTCTTCATCCTCTCATTAACCTCACAAAATTCCATTCATACTTTTGATCACCATCTCTTTGATTACTCCTCTTACGTTGAATATTAGTGATTAGTTCACCTTCATCATTAAAGGTAAAGACATATGTTCTATCCTCTTCAATAACCTTTGCTTCTGTTAAATTATTCATTGCTGGTATGTATATTGCTTTGGTCAATCCAATGAATGTAAGATCAACTTTATATACATTGTCAATTACTTCTTCTACCTCTCCTTTTTGGTGTAACTCACATCTTCTAAACTCAATAAGATCTTCCATGATTCTATTAAGTACTGCTGCCTTCTCATTAGTAATACTTCCATTCCAATCTTTACTACTACACATATCATCTGTATATGATCCAATAGTTCCGATTAGTCCTCTATTAAAACTATCAATGATGTGTGGTATAATCTCTTGGGGATTATGATATGTTACCATTACCTCTCTTGGTACTGGTTCTGATCCTACCTGATTGATGTTTATTGTATTAAAGTCTTCACTATCACTATCATGTGGTTCCATTAAACCTGGCGATCTTCTTGATCCAACTGCTGTTTTTGTCTCTTTAGTTGCTTGCCATGTGTCAAGATTAATTCCACCTGCTTGGTCAATGTTAGTGGGTAATTCATCTGACTGTGAATTAAATCCTTCTGGTGTTGCTGAATTAGTCATCTTTTATATGCCTTAATTGATTCAATGAGTCCTTTATCATTTATATGAATAACATCAACCACCTCTAGTGTGGTATCCTCACCTATTACTATGATAATCTCACATGCAAACCAGTTTACATCATTACTATAAAAATATACTGGTTTAACTGTGATTCTATCTACACTATTGTAAATGTCTTTAATAGCATTGATGACATTCTCCTTACCTTCTACATCAATGTTCCAATCACACAAATGAATATCTTCAGAGAATGACTCTGCTAATGCTTCAATGTTCTGATTACTAAAGTTTTTGAAGTACTGTAGTACCTTGTCAATCATCATGGTCTTCTACCTTTGTGAATGAACTATCATAATTGTGTCCTTTGTATGGCAACCATCCACTGAATGTTGCTCTATGACTCTGAACACATATTGCTCCTGACCATGACACTGCTGAGAGTGTCCCTCCACCATAGCAACTCTTTGTTTTTGTGAGATAATCTAACAAGTAATCCCATTCATCTGGGTTATCCTTGTATTCCTTCTCAACCAGTGCAATGATTCTATCCAAATCTTCTTTGGACATTAGACGCATTACCTCTGATTTGTCTCTGTTCAAAGTCTCATACCCACTCAGTATATTATACTCTCTATCTACCCATTGTCAAATTAAAATGTCTGGTCTCTAAGATATATTATAGAGTATCTGCAAAAACCATACATGCTATGTATAATCAGTGAACTTTTGACGCTAACTTCCTCCACTTCTCAATGTCATTCACATACTTAAGGAAGTCCTCTTCCAACCATGTAGTATCTGTGTTACCCTTTGATATCCAATCATGGGAGAACTCATACACTTCCTTCTGATGTTGTGGCAGATACTTTTGCAACAACTTCATACACTCTTGTCTGAGTTGTAAGTCCTTAGATTCCATCTCTGTCACATTCTCCTTTTGATAACTTCCACTCATTGTAACCATCTCCTGCTGTGTCTCTACCTTCTGATAGACTGTTAAAAAAATCGCTTTCGCCCCTCGTCACCGCAGACTCGGAGGATCTATCAACAATATCATCTAACTTATCTAAATCTTTACCTACCTTAGATTTTACTCTCTTGCGTAATCTCTTAGCAACTTCAGCAATTGATTCATTATTAGAATATGCAACCTCTAAGATATGGTCTGCTTCTCTACTACCTGTGTATGATGGTAGACGTGAAGCACTGAGTTGTTCTTCGATGTTATCTAATCTACGATTGATAGCATCTAACTTGCCTTCTAATTTAAATAAGTCCATGATTAAACTTCCGTAAAACTGTGTGTTACTTCTGGTTCATTATCTAGGTGAGCAAGAAGACGACCAATTTGCCTATTGATCAATGTGTTGTTGTACTTGTTAGACAAGTCAGTTAGTGCTTCTTCGATTAGTTCGTAATCGTTTTGATTGATGATTGGCATTAGTCGTTGCTCCATTGTACTGCAAAAGTTTTGATACTAGGGTCATTATTAAATTGTGCCTTAATATCGAAGTAGATCTTGTATAGTGGATCATCCTTAAGATTAGGATCATCCTCTGATTCATCTACTATCCATTGATAACTATCAAGGATGTCTTCAACCTGTTGTTTGGTTAATTTAAGATTCATGGCAATCATCAGGTTGGAATGGAAGGTCAAATCTTACTATAGCATGGTCTGAGTTATCCGTGTACTCTTCAATTTGTACAGGACACTCATTTAACCATTCTTGGAATTGCTCGTACCTTGAGAGTGGTTGTGGATGCAATTCAGCATACTGTTGTTGTTGGTATGTTGTCATAATTACTGCTCCCAGTGAAGTGCATTAAATTCTGCGATGTTTAGATACTCATCATCATGTAACCTAGCGATGTCGTCAGGTTCATCTGTGATAAAAATAAACTCTTCGCAGAAGTATTCAACAGCAATACCTCCAAGTCGTTCACATGCTCGGAGCATATCACCTATCTCTTCATTTGACATGTCACATTCATCAATACAAAATGCTATGTCACGTTCAATTTGGGACATTGGATTTACTCCGTGGAATAAAAAAACAGCAAGGTCAAGAGGTGCTTCACCTGACTACATTAGACTTACAGGACGTAATTTCTCTGCTGAACAGAGACAACCATAGATCCTTG